TGCATTTGAGGAGAACTCATGCGCAAAATAATAGTTAAATCCGGAATCGTGACAGTTGTTTTATGTGCCATATTGGCAATTATCCAAGGCCTTATAACCTTAGCGAGCAAAAGACATGGAGACCGCGCTGATCGTACTTATCCTACACCTCATCGCCTTCGGCATGTTGGCCACAGCCGCGATATTAGGCTTTCTACAGACCTTATAACCACATCGCAACAGATCATGTGATTATGTTCCTGCCTGCGCTGGTGATATAGTTTGCTGAGATAACAATTTTATCCAGGAGATTACTATGCTATTTCCCCAGCTCGGACCCCAGTACTATGACGAGGCCGATAAGCCTATTCTGTCCAAGATGGAAGCCTTCTATGCGGAAAGTATTACCATCAATCAGTCATTTTGGTCAGAAGCAGATTGCGACAATCGTTTCGAAGTTGGGGACCAATCTGTGTGGAATGATGTCTATGGGAATTTGCCAGCTAGTAGAAGGCGACAGTTTAGTTTCAATCGAATTCGCCGCGTTGTTAACATGATCTCCGGACATCAACGCCGCAACCGCAAGTCAACAATCGTTACCCCTGTCGAAAACGCCGATGCCGAGACCGCAGATCAATTCACTAAGGTCTTGATGTGGGCCAATGAGCAAGAAGGCATCTTAGAGACCATCTCTGAAGCGTTCCACGGATCGCTAGTTACTGGCATGAATCTTCTTCAGGTCTGGGTTGATTACCGATCTGATCCTATTTCGGGAAACATTCGCGTCGACAACTGTTCGTATAATTCATTCCTTATAGATCCCTACTTTAGAAAGCAGGATCTTTCGGACTGCAATGGCTTATGGAAGCGCACCTACCTCACCAAGAGAGAGATTATCTCGCTACTTCCCGATCAAGTTGAGACCGTTTTAGGCCTACAGGGTAACGACAGCGGGACTGGGCGTGACGGCAAGTTTCAATTCATGCCTGAAAACTACAACTACGGTATGAAAAACCTGCTTACCTATGATGAATTTTATTATAGGGATTTTAGAACGCAGAAAATGCTTGTTGATACCAAGACAGGCGAAACCATGGAATGGAAATCCAACGATGAAGATGCCCTCAAAGCATTCCTCCAACATTATCCACAAGTTACCGTCGTTAACCAAGAGATTCCAACCGTTCGACTCGCCATTGTTGTTCAAGGCAAAGTGTTTTACGATGGGCCTAATCCTATCGGTACTGATAGTTATCCTTTTGTGCCTGTGTTTGCCTACTATAACCCCCAAATCCCATACATGCCGTTCAGAATCCAGGGCGTTGTCCGAAATCTTCGGGACGCTCAGTATCTATACAATAGACGGAAAGCGATTGAACTAGATATCCTGGAATCGCAGATCAACTCTGGCTACAAATATAAAGAAGGTTCTTTAGTTAATCCTAAGGACATATTTTTATCAGGCCAGGGTCGGGGTCTGGCGCTTAAAGATGATGCCCAAATGACTGACGTCGAGCAGATCGTTGCTCCGCAGATACCCCCATCGATGATTCAACTTTCAGAAATCTTAGCAAGAGAGATACAAGAGATCTCCGGGGTTAATGAAGAGCTATTAGGTTCAGCTATGGATGACAAAGCAGGCGTTTTATCAATGCTGCGCCAGGGTGCTGGTCTAACTACGCTGCAGGGTTTATTTGACCAACTCGATCATGCCCAAAAGCTACTAGGCAAGCTTATGATTGATATCATTCAGACCAATTTTACGCCTGGAAAGATCATGAAGATCCTTGAAGGTGAACAGCCATCAGCTCAATTCTATAATAAGGCCTTTGGTAAATACGGCGCTGCGGTAGAAGAGGGTCTCAATACCACCACGCAGCGGCAGATGCAATTCGCACAGCTGTTGCAGCTTCGTGAGGCAGGTGTACCAGTTCCAGATACGATCTTGCTTGAAGCAGCAACCATTCAGAAGAAGAAAGATCTCATCGAGAACATCAGCGCGTCGAATAAGAAGCAACAAGAAATGCAGGAAGCGCAAGCACAACTTCAAATGCAGCAACTTCAAGCTCAGATACGCGTTGCGGAATCTACTGCTGTGGCCAATGAAGGTCTTGGTGCTGAACGTCAAAGCAGAGTGGCGGAAAATAGCGCTCTTGCGGTTGAGCGAGAAGCTGCAGCTGAAAAAGATCGCGACATGGGCATTCTCAATCTAGTTAAGGCCATGAAAGAGCTACAGGACATGGATATATCGCAAGTTGAGAAGTTGCTCAGTGTTGCTAATATGCTCAAAGAGCAAGAGCGGACTGCTGAAATGAATAGTTCGTTGCTGAACCAGGGCAGCAGTTCGCAGGCTCAACAGCCAACGCCGGCACCCGCAGCCTAAAGCTGCAAACATCCTCTACAGAATTGTTCTGGTGAGGTAGTTAGAGGTCAACCTTGCGGGTTCGTCCCGCAGTTTCTACCATAAAGGAAAACGATGGCAAAACGCTATCACGATAAAATGAAATCACATGATATGCATGCTGGTCATGCGCGTGTTCGTCCCGACACTGAGCACTACTCAGGCAAGGACGAGCGACGTCGTCAGGAAATGAAGGACGCGAGCATGATCCATGAGGATCACAATGCTATCGCCAACCTTCCACAAAACGTCATCATGCGCGAATATCCAAGAATGCATGATTACCTGGATTGGCATTCAGATGACACCATTGCTGGCGTAAGCAAGCAAATGGATCTTGATCATGGCAAGATGAAAGATCATTTCAAGCCTAAAAAGGTTTAACATGCCGGGCGCACCGCGGCCTAAGGGCAAAGCAAAGAAAATTGCGTATGCCCTTGTAGGCAAACCGCAAAACATGCAAAAAGAGAATCGAAAACAATCAAAGGTTAACCGGCGATTGATATTCGAGGAAACCTTTAGGGCTCGGTAGCAATATCGGGGCGCAGGATCAGCATCTGGACAAACAACTGGATTGCGCCCCCTTTTTTAGGACATCAATGAAGAAGAAAGTTACCGTTGCCAAAGGGGTGAAATTACCACGTGGCAAAGAAGAAAAACTTCGCGAGAAGAAAGGTGGATCTAGCACCGGACGCTATAAGAACGTGGCGCCAAAGAACTTTGCTGGCAAATCTGGCGGCACGTCAGCGTACTCGTTCCCAATTCCTGACTTGGCCCATGCAAGAAATGCTCTGGCTCGAGCACACTTCGCGCCAAATCCTGCTGGTGTTAAAGCAAAAGTGTATAAAATGTACCCAGAACTCAAAAAGCGAGCTATGTCTCGCGGTAGAAAGGTAAAATGATGAAAAGCAAATGCAGTATGAAAGAGAAAAAGAAGGGGAAGAAGCCAAAGTCGGTAATGATCGACATCGTTGGTGGAAAGATGCCCAAGAGCAAAGGCAAATCAAAGCCTGAATCCAAGTTTTGGGAAAGTATTAAGTAGTTGTTCCGCAGAACAGATTATTTCTATGATTGGAAACAATATGGCTAAGAACAAAGCGAAGAAGAAAAAAGTAGAAAAAGTAATGCATGAGTTTGGTGAGGGCGAACTGCATTCTGGCAGCAAGTCTGGCCCTAAGGTAACGAATCCTAAACAGGCAATAGCGATTGCGCTTTCAGAATCCAGAAAGGCAAAACGCAAGAAATAGTAAATTAAGGGGAGTAACATGTTCGGGGTGTTGATATGGCTGCTTTACAAGTGGTTATCAAAGGACGAGAACGTCCCTGACAGTTGCCATAAATGCCGGCAAGTTTAAACTCACCGCTATATCACTGTTTAGCAGAAGGGTTTGGATGGATGAGAAAAAAGAAAAGCGTAGACTCAAAACGAAAGTCATCGACGGCATCACGGTCAACGCAGAAACCAAAAGCACGGTCGACGAAACCCGGGACACGGTCGGCACAATCGCCTCGGACCTGCTGCTCAAATCTCCCGAGACAGATAGCCCAATCGAGCAGATGCGAGAACAACTCACAGACTACGACAAAAGTCTTGCAGAGTGCATCGACAAAGCCCTGCTCACCCATCCAGGCGATTTTTACGTGGTTGTCATCTCTAAGAAAGAACGTCTTCTGGAGAACGTTCTAAGATGTTATTTCTTTTCTAGAAAGACATGCCCCACTCCCGAATGGGATCAAACTGTTTACAAGTACCACAGGCTTTCAGGACCAGAGTTCCTATGGGTCGTACCATCTAAAGACACCTGTGAATTATTTATGCGCTCAGCGCCGTATATAGTTTTAGAAGAGCGTGGCCTTCTGAACTTTGTTCAACAGTTCACGGATGGTACATTAATGAAAATAGCGAAATCACTTAATGGCGAGGCGCCAGATAGCCCGCTGATAATTGCGTAGGAGATCTATGGTTGATGATACCAACAAAGAAATAGCAATGCCGCCGTTACCTGAAGAACCTGCTGACACTCAGGAACCGCAGATTGATGCGCAACAAGCAGAGCAGGTAGTTGAAGAGAAGAAAAACGAGGAGCAAAGTGATTCGAATAAAAATTTCGCTGCCATGCGTGCCGCAAAGGCAAAGGTCGAACGCGAAAGAGACGCAGCATACCAACGCCTACAAGAACTTGAGCGTATGCAGAATGTGCAACCGCAGGCACAAGGGGAACCGGAGCCGGGCGATGACGAGTTAGTTGAATGGAAACATGTTAAAAGGACCGTACAAGGTCTTGAGAAGAAACTTAACTCATATCAGCAATCTTCATATGAAGCTAACATTGATGCTCGCATTAAATCCGAGTTCCCAGATTTTGAGAAGATTGTTTCGACCGAAAATGTTAATATGTTGCGCGATGCATACCCAGAGCTAGCAGGATCGGTCGGTGCTAACCCTGATCTTTACGCCAGAGCTGTTTCGGCTTATAAACTGATTAAACAGTTTGGTATCCATCAGGAAGATAATTACTCTAAAGAACGTGATACTGCTCAAAAGAATGCTGCCAAACCGCGGCCTTTGGTCAGCGCAAATCCTCAGCAAGGTGAAAGCCCACTGACACGTGCCAACGCTTTTGCTGAGGGTCTGACCGATTCTTTGAAGAAGCAGTTACGTGAAGAAATGGAAGCTGCTCGCAGAGGCTATTAAATTTCCGATACTCCAACTACTCATGTTGTGGAAGACCCGATTGACCTCGGGTCTTCTTTTTTTGTTGGAATAATTTAGTGCTACACTGATGACTGTCGTAACGGGCTTCGACGACCCATGACAGTACGGGACTCGTCATCCCATGACCGTAAGTAGCACTCGTCATGCTTAAGTAACTGATTTTCAATCACTGACTTAAGGATTTACTATGGCAATTACGACCACTAGTACTCTTCCAGCTCCGGTGCAGCAAAGCTTTAGCTATAAGCTTCTCTCGGTACCGGTTCCTAATATGATCCATAAGATTCCAGCGATGAAGAAGAACATGCCCCGCAATGGTGGTACAACTCTTCGTATGCGTCGCTATAATCCTTTAAATACCGCAATGGTGCCTCTAGGGAACTCTGGCGTTACTCCTCCGCCTCAGAATCTGACTGCGGTAGACATTGATGCCAAGATCTCTTTCTATGGAACTTATGTTCAGCTCAATGAGCAGGTAACCCTACAAAACCAAGACCCTAAAAAGTATGGGGTCTATAAACTTTCTCTGATTGGCTTGGAAGCCTAAAGCAAATGCTATGGTGACAAGGCCGAAGGATGTTTTAAAGGATGTTCATGGAAACGCGAGTTAAGATTTCTCAGTTCACTCAAAAGTTGAAGGCGTTGCTCGATAATTTCGGGCGGAAGTCTTTTACTGC